AGGATAAATCCGACGCGAATAATCATCAAAACAGAGTGTTCGAGTTTGATGTACGGAGAGAATATGAACGCAAGAAGAACGGATGATGGTTTTTATGCTGAAAAAAAAGATGATGTTAAGGCTGCTCTCGATTATTATTTTGCGGGTTGGGAATTAGATGGTTGTTTCGAATACCTGTTTACCAACTGGACAGATGATGAGCTGAACAGCACTTCTGGAATGCTCTTCGTAATCGCAATTGCCGAATACGAAATTCGCCATGACATCCTTGAAGAGCGCGTTCGTAACGCGGCTTCGTATCATATCTATCGTTATGAGAATATGGGCCGTTATAAGGAAGAACTGCTTCCGGAAGAAATCTCTGAATTAGAAAAAGATATTGCTTATATCAAGAGCAAGGTCGAACTTCCGGAGATTACGTCTTATGAAGATCGGGAATGAAAGGATGCTGAATGCAAAATCTTAAAAGTTATTTGCGCAAAAACACCTCGCTGGCAGAAATAATCATTTTACTGGTGGGTGTAGTTGGCATCATAATTGGAGAACTTCTTCAAAGTCCTGTCGTAATCAGCCTGGGTGCATCAATAGCATCTTCAGCTGTCGTTGTTTTTATGATGGATGCACTTGTTGGCGGAAATGAAGCGGAAAGTGTGAAACGATGGGGACTCGAAGCGGTCTATAGAACAAGGGGAGAAATGAACAACAGTTGTGATAAGTATTTCTCCTCTACTATGTCAGTTAGTATAATCGCTTTCGGGCTGAAATCGTGGCGAGATGCGCAGCAAAAACAGATAGAACAGCTTCTTGACCGAGGTGGAAATATCAGGATTATAACAATGAAACCTGATACGCCGCTTTTGAGGGCACGTGAGAAAGATGAACATGTTGTAGATGGGGCAATCAGCGACCAAATTCGAAAATTAGCCGAGTGGGCAAAGGATGAAAATAAGAAAGGCCGCAAAGGGAAGATAAGCGTTAAATGGCATGAACATTTGCCATTGGAATTTCTGTTCCTGATGGATAACAGGCTTTTTACAGGGCCTTATGAGTACGGGAAGGATAGCCAGCAGAGTCTGTCATTTGAATATGGCAGCACAGGAGATGCTTTCAACTACTACAAAGAGTATTTCGAAAGGCTTTGGAACGACAGTTCTTTTTGTACTAACTCATTGATTTAGGCTTTTGGTCCATCCTCTCCGGAGCGGCGGTTTTTTAGTTTCAAATCAGTAACAAGGCATCCCTCGCGGGGTGCTTTTATTATGCCCGAAAGGGTGCATGTCCGGAATGACGAGAAACTACCAAGCCCGTGAGGAAAGGCACCTCGAGAAAAAACTGAAGGGCGAGAAAGGAAAAACATGAACAGAGACGACATCCGAAAACACTTCCCTGATGCTTCCGATGATGCCGTAAAGGCCATCCTGGACATCAACAGCGCGGACATTACCAAGGCGCTGGGAAAACAGTCCGGCATCCTGGAGCAGGCGCAGCAGCAGGCAAAGGCGCTGCAGGATCAGCTGACCCAGCGGGACAGCGACCTGACGACCCTGAAGGAACAGCTGACGGCCGCCCAGGCAGACGCCGGAAAGCTGGCAGATGCCCAGCGGGCCCTGGCAGACATGCAGACGTCCTACAATGCGGACCGTCAGGCCTGGGAAAAGCAGCGGGCGGCGCAGGCGTACGAGTTCGCGGTGAAGAGCCGTGCCGGCGAGCTGAAGTTTTCCAGCAACGCGGCGAAGAACGATTTCGTGCGTTCTGCGATCGAGAAGGGCATGAAGCTGGACGGCGAGGCGATCCTGGGCTTTGAAGACTTCCTGAAAGCCTATAAGGACTCGGACCCCGGAGCCTTTATGACAGAACCGGCTCCGCAGGGCGCTCCCACGGTAGTACTTCCCTCCGGGACGAACCCTCCGGCGGGGCACAAAATGTCCCTGGCCGAGGCCATGCGCCGCGCGAATGCCGGGGAGAAAATCGATGTCGCAAATATTGGGTGAACATACCCGGAAAGGAACGTAAACAATGGCAGTTTTTGATTCCAAAAACTTCAACGCCGAAGTCTTCGGGAAGTACCTGGAGACCGTACCCCGCGTAAAGCAGAACGCCCTGCTGAAAGCAGGTGTCCTGCGCAACCGTCAGGACCTTGCCGCTTTGCTGGCGGAACAGACCGGAGGCAACTTCATTTCTGTGCCGATGACCGGCCTGATCGGCGGCGCCGCCCTCAACTATGACGGCAGCACCAACATCACCGCAACCAGCATTGAGACCTTCCTGCAGTCCATGATCGTGGTAGGCCGCGCCAAAGCCTGGCAGGAAAAGGATTTCTCCTTCGACGTCACCGGCCATGACTTCATGGCGGACATCGCGTCCCAGGTGGCAAATTACTGGGATGACGTCGACCAGACCACCTTACTGGCCATCCTGTCCGGCATCTTCGGTGTGAGCACCAACGGCTTCAACACCGATCATACGCTGGACATCACCGCGGAGGCAGACCCGAATGTGGGCGCTACCACTCTTAATAGCGCCGTGGCTAAGGCAGCCGGCGCCAACAAGGAGATGTTCCGCGTGGCCATTATGCATTCCGTGGTTGCCACCAACCTGGAGAACCTGCAGGTGCTTCAGTACTGGAAAGAGACCGATGCCAACGGTGTGGAACGGCCGGTGGCCATGGCTTCCTGGAATGGCCGTACCGTGCTGGTGGACGACGAGGTGCCGGTCGACACTACTGGTGCAGATCCGATTTACACCACTTACATCATGGGCGAAGGCGCTTTTGATTACTGCGACTGCGGCGCAAGGGTCCCGAACGAAATTTATCGTGATCCCACTACTGCCGGCGGCCAGGACATGCTGATCACCCGCCAGCGCAAGCTGTTCGCACCCCGCGGCTTCAGCTTCGTGCAGCCCTCCACCGCCATCATTTCCCCGACCGATGCTCAGCTTGCTACGGCTGCCCGCTGGACCGTCGTGAAGGATACCGCTGGTACCGGTTATTACGACAGCAAGGCGATTCCGTTCGCGCGGATCCTGTCCAAGGGCTGATAAGGCAGATGAAAGGAGGCGGCCGGCATGGCTTACCTGACATACGATGAATATGCGGACATGGGCGGAACGATGACGGAAGAAGACTTTCAGATGGCAGAGTTCCGGGCACGGAAACGGATTGATTTCCTGACAGATTCCCGGGTGGCTGCAATGACGGAGGTGCCGGAAGCGGTAAAGCTCTGTATGAAGTCTATCATCGACATGGACTCGGTAAAAGGTCTGAACGCTCAGCTCACAAGCCCCGCCGTCGCCTCCTTCAGCACGGATGGTTACTCGGAATCCTATGGCAGCCCGTCTGAACAGCAGGCAGTCGCTGAGGGCCTGCTGAACCGTCAGATCCGGGAAATGCTGTCCGGAGAGACGGATGACGAGGGCACGCCGCTGTTATACAGAGGACTTTGCGGATGAAGCTGTGCAACGAGACCATTACGGTGTTTAATGCCCGTTATGATGCGGATACCGGATACGATGTTTATGTGCCGACGGTCATCACGGGGACATCCTGGTATTGCGAGATCGCCTCTAACGTGGACAGCTCCGGCCTGAAGGCCGCGAATAAGTTTACGGTCCGGATCCCGGCAGACGCGGACTTTTCCGGAAAGGAATACGCGGACCCGATAACGTATCGGGAAACCGGATCGGACAGCCTGTTCACTCTGGCGAACGGAGATATCGTTGTAAAAGGATCCGTAAACGAAGAGGGACTTCTTCCGAAGCAGATGCAGGAGCGGTATGAGTCATTTACAATCCTGGGCGTATCGGATGACCGCAGGGCAAGGGCGCCGCACTGGAAGGTGGTGGGATCCTGATGTTGGAAGCGACTTATAAGCTGGACCCGGATGCACTGGCCGAAGCCTTCGGCCTGGAAGAGGGCGGGATCGTTCAGAAGACCATCGACAAGTCGGTGATCGACTGGAGCCTGCAGTATGTTCCGGCTGATACCATGACTCTGGGGCGCAGCGCCTATACCGCTACGAAGATCGGTTCGGGAACGGTAATCTATCCGGGTCCTTATGCCCACTATCAGTATTACGGCGAAGTCTACGGACCGAATATCCCGGTCTTCGAAGATGACACCGGTGAACCTACCCGCTACTTCTCTCCGCCGGGACAGAAAAAGTATCCTACCGGAAGAAAGCTGACTTACAGTACAGATGTCAATCCTCTGGCCGGAGCCTTCTGGATTGAACGTATAAAGGCCGACCACATAAAGGATATAATCCAGGAGGCAAAAAATGTCGCAGGCATCAAGTAACGCAGAACGCCTGCGGGCGTGGTTCCGCAGCTGCCCAGCTATCCTTGACGCAAACCGTTTCCGCGTTGATTACCTGGCTGAGAACCCGACGGAATATGCAATCTATGCCGTCCCGTCTACGCTTCGATATCATGAAAACATCCTCGGAAACGAAGTCCTGGATGATGTCCAGGTTCAGAATTTCATCTTTGCGTCCAAGGAAAGCTATGGAGCGGATATTCAGCAGAACCTGGCTAACCTGGGCTTTTACGATGCTGTTGTCAGTTGGATTCTGGAACAGAACAACGCCCGGAACTTCCCGGACTGGGAAGTGGATTACCCGGAATGGGAAAACGCAAGAATCAAGTCCATCGTTCCTACGCTTACTGCCTATGTGGCGCAGGCGGGAGCCGATGCGGCAAAATATCAGATCCAGTTAAGGATCACCTATAGGAGGAATTAAACATGCCCAACAATGTGACCGGCAAGATCGCCCGGAAGTATATGGCACATTACCTGGACTCTTCTTTTGGCGGCGCGACCCCCTCGTGGTACCGTCTCGGCGAAGACCTGGAAGAGTACAATGTTGAGATGAACCCGGACACCGAGGTCCGCAAGAACATCCTCGGGAATTCTTCGTTCAATCACAACGGCTACGAGATCAGTGCCGATTCTGATCCGTTCTATACCCGCGTTGGCGATGCTCTGTTCGAGAAGCTGCAGAACATCATCGACACTCAGGCTACGGACGACACCCTGAAGACGTCTGCCCTGGAAGTCCATCTGTGGGAGGGGGATGCAACCGCAGGCTATACCGCTTATAAGCAGGACTGCTACGTAGTGCCCACTTCTTACGGCGGCGATACTTCCGGCTACCAGATCCCGTTCACTGTATATTATGTCGGTGACAAGGTCGCCGGCACGTTTGTTCCGTCCGCTTCCGGCGGCGGCACTTTTACTCCGTAATCGACAGTAACATAGCGGGGAGGCTCGGATTGCCGTGCCTCCCTTTTTTGGCATAAGGAGGCAAAAAGATGGATGACAGCAAGATCAAGGATGTGATCCCGGTAATGTCGATTACCGTAGACGACGGCGCCGTGCGAGTGCCGATCAATAACGTACACGGAGATGAGATCGGGGTGTTCTACTTCCGGCCGACGGACGTCGGGATCATCACGCGATACAACAAGATGATCGATGAGTTCGAGCAGATTGCGGAGCCGCTGATGAACGTGGATATCGGTCCGGACGGAACTACATCCGATGAAAAAGAGGCAGAGGCACTGAGCGAAGCGGAGCACCGTCTCTACGCTGCTGTCGATAAGCTTTTCGGCGGGAACGCTGCGGAGGCGTTTTTCGGGAAAATGAGTCCGTTCTCTCCGGTCGGTGGGGCCTTTTACTGCGAGCGCATGCTCGAGGCGGTCGGCGAGTTTATCGGCCGACAGTTTGACGCGGAGACAAAGCGCATGCAGCGCATAGAAAAATATACCGGTAAGTATACGGGTAAGAAGAAATGATCTGGGATCTGCCGCAGGATGCGGCCATTAACGGCCGGACGTATAAGCTCCGCACGGATTTTCGAGACATTCTAAACATCCTCGTGGCGTTTGACGATCCGGAGCTGGAAGACGCGGAGCGGCAGTATATATGCCTGTATACCATATACCCGGAGTTCGATGAGATGCCGCAAAGCGACTATGAGGCAGCGTACAAGGCCGCGATCCGGTTTATCGATAACGGCATGGAGCGCGGCGGGTCGACGCCGGGCAAGCGTACGATGGACTGGGAGCAGGATGCGGCGCTGATCTTTCCCGCGGTCAACCGCGTGGCGGGGACAGAGGTCCGTGCGCTGGAGTACCTTCACTGGTATACCTTCACGGGATATTTCATGGAGATCAAGGACTCCACGTTTGCGACGATCCTCAGTCTCCGGCAGAAAAAAGCCCGCGGAAAAAAGCTGGAAAAAACAGAACGCGAGTTCTGGGAACACAATAAAGGGCTCTGTATTCTCCGTCCGAAAGAAACGGAGGAGCAGAAGGCCGAAAAAGACGCCGAAAAGGCAGAGCTACTCGCGATCCTTGACGGCAACCGGTAAAGGTGGTGGTGACACGTGGCGGCGAATGGCGCAGATGGATCGATCACGATCGATACTTCCCTTGACACTAAGGGTTTTTTAAAAGGTTCGCAGGAGCTGCTGAATGCCGTCCGCGGACTGACGGATGCGTTTAATAAGCTCGGGGAGAGCTTGCAGGCGTCGCTGGGGAAGGCTACGCAGCAGGCCACGCAGACATCCGGCAACGATGTCAGCGCGTTGCAAGGCAAGGTCAAGTCGCTGGAGGACGAGGTCGCGCGGCTCAACAAGGAGCTCTCGGAGATGCAGACGCGCACGAAGGGCGCCGGATCCGCAGCGTCGTCTGCTGCGAAAAGCACAGAGGACGCGACGGATTCAATCGCAAAGCTGCAAGACATCGGCACGGATATAACGGATATCGCTAATGCGCTTAAGGTGATGGCGCAGGCCGGGTCCAAGGGCGTTGCCGGTGACCGCGGAGCATGGAAGACGTACCGGAAGATCCTGCCGATCATCCAGCAGGGACTGGCGGACGTTCGGGCGAAGATCGCAGATCTGGAGGCCGTCGGAGATCCGCTCAACGCAGAGGCGCTGGCAACGGCGACGCAGTCGGTCAATGCGATGGAGCAGCAGTTCGAGGCGCTCCAGCAGACCGTCGGACAGCTCCGGCACGAGCAGTCGGTGGTGAAGTGGGGCCACAGGATCGGAGCTGCAATCCGCGGCACCGTGCTTGCTCCGGTACGCGCGGCGAGGCTGGGCTTCCGAGGGATGCAGACGGCCCTGCGCGGCGTGGCATCGATCGGCAAGCGCGCGGCGTCTGCGCTGCAAAGCTTCGGACGGCGGGCACAGAGCTCTAACAAATCAGTGCTGGGCGGCATCGGTACGATACTCAAATACGCGCTGAGCATCAGCTCCGTCATGGCGGTGCTGACAAAGATTAAGAGCTTCGCCAAAGAGGGGATCGGCAATCTGGCGCAGGTATACGCGCCGCTGAATACCGCGATATCATCCATGATGAGCGCGCTGACCAGACTCAAAAACAGTCTCGGATCTGCGTTTAATCCGATCATTACGGCAGTCGCCCCGGCGATAACTACACTCATCAACATGCTTTCTGATGCGATCACATACATCGGTATGTTCATCGCGGCGCTGACCGGCGCGAAAACCTACCAGAAGGCCATCGGAGTGCAGGAGGATTACGCGGCGAGCCTCAACAGCACGGCATCCGCGGCAGGATCCGCAGCAGATGCGCTGAAAGAGGAGAAACGGCAGCTGGCCGGCTTCGACCAGCTGAACATCCTCTCCGGGCCGGATTCGTCCGGCAGCGGAAGCTCCGGCGGAAGCGGCGGAGGCGGCAAGGCGGGCAAGGCGGATCCGTCCGGTATGTTCGAGACGGTCGGCATCCCGTCCGCGATCACGGACTATATCGCAGAAATCAAACGGCAGTTTGCGGAGGGCGATTACACCGGGATCGGTGAGAGCATTGCCACCGGGCTCAATACGGCCGTCGCCCGGGTCAATGAGCTGGTGCAGTGGGATAAGGTCAAAGAGCCCGTCACCACGACGATCAGCGCGATCTGCGGCGCCTTTAACGGTCTGGTCGGCGGCGTCAACTGGCAGTTGATCGGCTCCACCTTCGGCGCAGGTGCTAACATCATCATAAATGCGGCGTCGCAGATCTTCAACGGCGTTGACTGGTCTGGCGTCGGATCCGCTATCGCCACGGGCCTCAACGGCGCAATAAGCGAGATCGACTGGGAGCTGCTGGGCCGCACGCTGGGCGATAAGTTCGCAGCTAAACTGTCGCTTATTACATCGGCGGTCGGCACGTTCGACTGGGCTACGGCCGGGAGTAAGCTGGGCGTCGGGATCAACAGCTTGGTGCAGAGGATCCAGACCGCATTAGATTCGACCGATTGGGAGAGCCTCGGTTCCAACTTTGCCACGGGGATAAATACCCTGATCGGCACCGTTAATTGGACGTCGATCGGGTCTACTCTCGGATCTAAGGCCAACGCAGTGATCGGCACGATCAAGGGCGCGGTCACGACTTTCGACTGGGCCGCGGCCGGGCTGGCACTGGCACAGAGCGTCAACGGCTTTTTTGCCAAAGTAGACTGGGCGACACTCGGGACGACTTTCAGCGACTCGGTAAAGGGAGTCCTGACTTCGATCAACACGGCGATCGAGGAGATCGACTGGCAGGCGATCGGGGAGGATATATACACCTTCCTGACTAATATTGACTGGAGCGGCATCGCCTCCGGTCTGATGGAGGGCACCGGCGCTGTACTGGGCGGACTGGCTGGCGCTATCGCGGGCCTGTTTAACAACGCACTGGCAAATATCAGCCAATACTTCGACGACTCCACAGACAAGGCCGGCGGGGATATCGTGGCCGGCATCCTGTACGGCATCGGGCAGGCAATCCTTAATATCGGGATATGGATCAAGGAAAACGTCTTTGATCCGTTCGTGACTGGATTGCTCAACGCTTTCGGCATCCATTCCCCGGCGGACACGATGAAAGAGCCAGGTGAAAATATTGCCAACGGCATCTTAGAGGGTATTCTCAATATCTTCTCCAATATAGCTACATGGGTCAAAGATAACATTTTCACGCCTATTAGCAACGCAGTGGCAAAGGCCGGGGAGATTATTGGCGTCGGTGTCGGGCTTGTAAAGCAGGGCTGGACAACAGTTACCGGCTGGATCAGTGGAGCTGCCGCGAACATCGGCGGAGCGCTCAATAAGGCCGTAGGGCTGGCCAAAAATGGCTGGAACACAGTCGCAGGCTGGGTCACAACTGCGGCGGGATCTGCTGTTCAGAAGAGCGTTGCGCTGGCTAAGAATGGCTGGACGACCGTTTCAAATTGGGTCGGCGGCGTCAAAGACAACATTGGTGGAGCAGTCACTAAGGCCATAGGACTCGTAAAGAGCGGATGGAGCACCGTTTCAAATTGGGTCGGTGGAG